TCTGGCCCGCGCAGTTCAAGCGCGGCGTGGCCAAGCTCTGGCTGATCGCGCTGGACAAGTACGCCTCCCCGACCGCGATGGGGCATTTTCCGCCCGGCGCGAGCCCGGACGAGCAGGCCAAGCTGCTGGCCGCGCTGGCCGCGATCCGCAACCAGGCCGCCCTGATCCTGCCCGAGGGGATGACCGCCGAGCTGCTCGCGGCCTCGCGCTCCGGCGGGGCGGACTACGACACCGCCGCGCGCTACTGGGACACCGCCATCTCCAAGATCATCCTCGGCCATTCCGCCGGGGCGGACGCCACCCCGGGGCGCCTGGGCGGGGAGGACTCCTCCGATGCCGTGCGCGCGGATCTGGTCACCGCCGATGCGGACGTGCTCTGCGGATCGGCCAACGCCACCTGGGTGCGCTGGGTGACGGAGTGGAGCGTCCCCGGCGCCATCCCCCCGCAGATCTGGCGCCGCACGGATGAAGAAGAGGACCTCAGCGAGCGCGCCGATCGCGAGCGCAAGATTTACGACATCGGCTACCGGCCGACCTTGGCGCAGGTGGTCGACACCTACGGCGGGGAGTGGGAGCGCGTGCAGGCCGGCACGGGCGAGGCCCTCGCAGACGGCGAGACGCCGACGACGGCCAACGACACAGACCCGCCCGAGCCGCCCGAGACCGACGGCGGGGGCCCCGCCGAGGGATCCGGCGCCCGCGTGGGCGAGGCGGACCCGGACGATGCGCCGGCGGATCTCGCCGCGCCGGTCGATCCGCAGGCGGCCCCGGACTATGCCCAACTCACCGTCGCCGCCCTCGGGCGCCTTGCCGAGCCCGCCATGCAGGCGATGGCCACGCGCATCCGCGAGGAGCTCGACACCGCGATCGCCGCGGGCGAGGCCCCGGCCGATCTCATGGCGCGCCTGGAGCGGCTCTACCCGCAGCTCCCGGACGGGGATCTCGTCGCCGTGATGGGCGAGGCGCTCGCCGCGGCCGAGCTGGCCGGGCGGTTTGCTGTGATGGAGGGTCGGTCGTGAGTCGCTGCCGTCTGTCCGCCGAGGCGGTGCTGTTGGCCGCGGTCATCCTCGCCGGGGCCTTCGGCGCCGGCATCTACATCGGGAGTCTGTTGTGAGTCGCGACGCGCCAAACCCCATCATTCCCTGCGGCGAGCTCATCGAGCGCGACCCGCCCATGTGCAAGCTCGACCGCCTCGTCCCCGAGGATTGCCGCGGCTGCCCGCACTACACGCCGGGGCTCAACGCCCAGGAGCGTGCTCGGTGTAGCACCTGGGCCGCGATTCGGAGGTTTTTGGGGCATGGATGAGCGGTGGGCGTTGCACGGGGCGACGGGGTACGAGGTGAGTACGCTCGGGCGGATCCGCAAGCCTGGCAAGGAGCCGCGCAAGACCAAGCGCATCGGCCAAGGATACGTGGGGGTCAACCTCGTGCTGAACGGCAAGCATCGGACGCAGTATGTGCACCGGATGGTCCTCGAAGCGTTTGCCGGCGATGCGCCGGGGCGCCAAGCGAGCCACATCAACGGCGATCGGACCGATAACCGCCTCGACAATCTGGCATGGGAGACGGTGAAGCAGAATGCGGCGCGCCGCCGATCGCACGGAACATCGGGCGCGGGCCAGACAAACGCCATGGCAAAGCTCCGGCTTTTGCAGGCGGTGGCGATCAAACACTCAAGCGATGCGGCTCGCACGCTTGCCGAGCGATTCGGCGTGACGGTCGCGACGATCAACGACATTCGTGCGGGTCGCACCTGGGGGGGCGTTGGATGGACGCGTATAAACAAGCTTTTCTGATGTCGCACGGATTGCACACCTGCGCAGACATCGTGGATTGCGACCCGATCAAGATGACGGTGACCTTTGCCGATGGCGGCGTGCGCCAGGCCGTCGACTGCTATACCCGCGTCATGGGCTACCATGCCGCAGTCGCATCCTTCAATGCCGGTAAACAGGCCGAGCACCGGGAGCGTAAGCCCTTCCGCGAGTCGGCGATCGCGCCGGGTCGCTACACCCTTGCCGAGGGCGAAGGCCATGACTGAGCCGTGCCCCTGCTCGACCTGCCGCCATCGCCTGACCTTCGCCTGCCCGTGCCAGCGCCCCAAGTGCCGGTTGGATCGCCCCGAGCACGCGACCGGCCAAGGCTGCCCGCAGTGGGCGGCCAAGCCCGTCGAGGCCGTGGATGCTTGAGCTTACCCCGGACGGCCCCGGCCGCGTCTCCTTCGAGCTAAGCTGGCGGGCCAACTGGATCGCCCGGATCGGCCGGGACCCAAGCCGTTGGCGCTCGCGCGCGGCTTGGTGGCTGCGTCGGCTCGCGCAATGGGTCGACGGCGACCGGGCCGTGGTCGTGCACTGCACGAGTACGCCCGCGCTACCCCCCGAGGTCGCCGACCAGTGCCTGGCGGCGGGTCTGCGTGCCGGCGGGGCGCTGTGGTCGGAGATGGCCCGCCAGGCGGGGCTGGAAGAGGCGATGCGCGGGCTCCTGCCGGAGCTCTACGGAGCCGACGATGCCTGACCCCGCTTACGGCTCGCTGCAATTCCGCGAGCAGATCCAATTCTTCCTCGGCAAGCTCAGCCTGCCGACCGCCACCTGGCGCGACATCTGGCAGAGCGCGCACGATCGCGCCTTCGTGGTCGCCGGCGCCATGAAAGCCGACCTCATCGACGACCTGCGCATGGCCGTGCAGAAGGGCATCGACCAGGGCACGACGCTGGAGGCGTTCCGGCGCGACTTCGAGGCCATCGTCGCCCATCACGGCTGGACCGGCTGGACCGGCGAGAGCACCAAGGCCGGCCGCGCCTGGCGCACCCGCGTGATCTACGAGACCAACCTGCGCACCAGCTACGCCGCCGGTCGATGGGCGCAGCTCAAGGCCGCCGGCTTTCCGTATCTGCGCTACAAGCACAACGACAACGTGATGGTCCCGCGCCCGCACCATCTGGCGCTCGACAACAAGATCTTCAGGGCCGACGATCCTTTCCTGCAGCATGCAGCGCCGCCGAACGGGTTTGGGTGCAAATGCTGGCTCGAAGGCGTCTCCGAGCGCGAGATGCGACGCCTGGGCAAGACCGGCCCCGACACCCCGCCCGCGGACTGGTCCGCAGACGAGGGGTGGGGGTATGCGCCGGGGGCCAATGCCGCCACCCCGTGGCGCGACCTGATCGATCGGAAGCTGTTCCGGCTGGACGCGCCGATCGGCGCGGCCATGTGGGAGCGTCTCAAGGGGGTGGTCGCGGACGAGCTGCGGCGCGCGCTCGCCGACATGGTGGACCGCGTCTCGCGCACGCAGCGCGCCAACGGGGAAAGCCTGTTGGTGGCGGGCGTGGCGTCGGCGACGGTCGCCGACTTGGCCCGCGCACACGCGGTCGAGCTTGAGAGCGCCGGCGTATGGCTGCGCGATCACGATCTGCTGCATGCGCTGCGGAGCAGCAAAGAGGCCCTCGGTCATGCGTTGCCGGCGGAGGTGTGGCGTGATCTTCCGCGGCTCCTGGAGGAGGCGACGCCCTATCTCGATACGGTCGATCAGGCGCTGGTGTTCGTGTTCGACGCCCCGAACGGCACGGGCAAGGTCGTCGTGCGCGTGAACTACAGCGAGAAGGTGCGCCGCGACGGCAAGCGCGAGCGGGTCACGGCGAACTTCGTGCGGACCGGCGGGGTGATTGCCGAGGCGGATATTCGCAACAGCAGCCGGTATATCGAGTTGGCGAAGTGAAGGATCGGGTCGGCGCCGGATTCGAACCGGATCATAGCGATAGACGGGCTACCCCTAACCGTTCCCATTGGAAACAACCGACCCTAAAGACAGCATAGCACAATGGCCGGCACCCGCCTCACCATCGACCTCGACGACGCCGCCCTCCAAGCGACGCTCAATAAGCTCGCCGCGACGCTCGCGGACCCCTCCCCGGCGCTCGCCGAGATCGGCGAGCACCTGCTCAAGACCACCCGCGCCCGCTTCGGTCAAGGCGAGAAGCGCGCCCCGGACGGCACGCCCTGGGCGCGCAACAGCGCCGTGACGATCGCCCGCAAAGGGCGCGACAATCCGCTCTACAAGAGCGGCATGCTCCAAGGCCAGATGCGCTGGCAGCTCGCCGACAACGGCCGCGCGGTAGAGGTCGGCTCCAACCGCATCTATGCCGCCGTGCAGCAGTTCGGCCAGCCCAAGGGCGCCAGCGGCACCACCAAACGCGGCGGGCCGATCCCCTGGGGCGACATCCCGGCGCGGCCCTTCCTCGGGGTCTCCGCGGACGACCGCGAGGCCATCGCGGACATCCTGAGCGACTACCTCTCAAAAGCGGCCCTCTAAGGCGCCGCACCCCACGACCCGCTACCCTTGCCCTACCGGCACCCCGTTAAACGTTTTTAAACCACCTACAGTAAAAATTAAAACGGAAGACGCCTCGCTCTAACGCTCGCCTTCCTTGGCTGGTCGCGCGAGACCCGAAAACCGGCTCGAAGCGGGTAACTCCCGTTAGCTGACCCGCTCGAAGCGCCGGGGCAGGATGCCCGCCATGAGCACCCCCCTCCTGCACATCTTCCGCGCCGGCACCTACCAGACCATGGCCGGGCAGAGCGTGACCCTCACGCCTGCCGACCTGGCTGCGACCGCCGCGGCCTACGACCCCGCGCGCCACGAGGCCCCGCTGGTCTTCGGTCACCCCGTGGACAACGGCCCTGCCTGGGGCTGGGTGTCCGGCTTGGCGGCCGAAGGCGAGGACCTTCGTGCCGCCCCGCGCGACGTGGCCGCGGAGTTCGCCGAGGCCGTGCGCGCCCGGCGCTTCGCCAAAGTGTCCGCCTCATTCTGGCCCCCGACCCATCCGGCCAACCCGGTGCCGGGTGTCTGGTCTCTGCGGCATGTGGGTTTTCTCGGCGCCGCGGTCCCTGCGGTGCTGGGTCTCTCGCCCGTGGCCCTCGCCGATGGGGGCGAGGGCCTCGTGACCATCGAGGCCGACCCGATCGATTTCTCATCCCCGGCGGACGCCTCCGCCACCGACCCGGAGCACGACATGCCCGATCCCGCCGCGGACCCGACCGCCGATTTCGCCGCCCGTGAAGCGGCCCTAACCGCCCTGCAAACCGACCTTGCAGCCCGCGAGGCAGCCATCGCCGAGCGCGAGCGCGCCGCCGCGGCCCAGGCCGAGGCGCTGCGTCGCTCCGAGATCGCGAGCTTCGTCGGCGCCCTGGTCGCCGAGGGCCGGCTGCTGCCCGTCGAGCAGGCCCCGTTGGTCGCGCTGCTCGCCACCGCCCCGCCCGAGCCGGCCGCGGACTTTGCCGCACCCGCCGACACCGGCGCGCCGACCCCGCGCGCCGCCGCCGAGTGGTTGCGTGCCTGGCTGCCGACCCTGCCGGTGCGCGTGCCTTACGGCGAGTTCGCCGCCCCGGACGGCGCGGATCCCGAGGCCGCGCGCATCGAGGCCGCCGCCCGGACCATGGCGGGCCTGCCGCCGCTCGAATCCAAGTGAGGACCTGACCCATGTCTGAAGACTACGGACAAAACAGCGTCGCCATCCCGGCCGACGACATCCTCGGCGAGGGCTTCCCGCTCGTCTCGCAGGCGATCGTGATGGCGATCGCCGACGCCGCCACCCTGGCGCGCGGCACCGTGCTCGGGCTGGTCACGCTCGGCGCCGCGGTTGCGGCCAAGGTGAGCGGCACGGGCGACGGCGACGTCGCCACCGCCGCGGTGACGCTCGGCAAGCACGCCAAGCCCGGCGTCTACACCCTGACCTGCACCGCCGAGGCCGCGGGCGCCGGGACCTTCAGCGTCCAGACCCCGACCGGGGAGCTGCTCGAGCCGCTCACGGTCGCCGCCGCCTACGCCTCCGACCACATCAACCTCACGGTCCCGGACGGTGCGAACGACTGGGACATCGGCGACGTCGTCACCGTCACCGTCGCCGCCGGCTCCGGCCAGGCGAAAGCCTACAGCGCCGCCGCCGTGGACGGCTCGCAGCACGCCGCGCTGATCCTGTCGCACGACGTGACCGTCGGCGCCGCCGCCGTGCCTGCCGTGGCCTACCGCACCGGCGTGTTCCGCCGGGCCAAACTCACCGGACTCGACGCGGCCGCCGTGGCCCAGCTCGACGCCCGCTCCATCTTCGTGCGCTGAGGAGCTGACCCGCCATGACCGTATCGACCAACGCCTTCGAGCCGCGCAGCCTGGCGCGGATGATCGAGATCCGCAAGCGCCCGAGCCAATGGTATCGGGACAACTACTACCGCGCCGGGGCAGAGCAGCACGGCGCGCGCCTGGTGCAGCTCGACGTCCTGATCGGCGGGCAGAAGATGGCTCCGATCCAGCGCCCGACCGATGCCTCCAAAATGGTCGCGCGCGAGCCCGGCGCGGAAAAGCTGATCCGCCTTCCTTACATGAAGCCGGGCCGCCCGACCAATGCCGAGGAGATCATCCAGCGCCGCGCGATGGGCAGTCATCTCTACAGCGACCGCAACCTGGTCGAGGCCGCGCAACGCCAGATCGGCCGCGACATCGAAGATCTCGACGACATGATCGACCGTCGGATCGAATTCATGGCCGCGCAGGGTGTCATCACCGGCAAGACGCCGCTGGTGTCGCTCGATGAGACCGGCGCCGTGATGGGGATCGATGCCGAGGTGGATTGGGGCATGCCCGCGGATCATCTGGTGACGCTCTCCAACGCCACCGAGAAGTGGACTCACGCGGACTCCGACCCCGTCGCCAACCTGCGCGCCTGGGGCAACCGCATTGCTCAGAGCTCGGGCATGTCCGCCACCATGGCGACGATCGGCGCCGAGGTTGCCGCCGCGTTGCTCAAGCATGAGGCGATCCTCAAGCTGCTGGACAACCGGCGGGTCGAGGCCGGCATGATCGATCTGCGCGCGATGGACATCGAGGGCATCAACTACTTCGGTCGGATCGCCGGAATCGACCTGTACGAGGACCTGCGCACCTACCAGGCCGACCACACCGGCGTCGCCACGCCCTACACCCCGGTGGACCGAGTCGTGCTCGGCACCCGCAACGCGGAGAATCGGATCCACTACGGGCCGATCTCGGACCTGAAGTGTCCGACCCCGATCACCCAACGCTGGGTGAAGACCTGGGAGACCGACGAGCCCTCGCGGCGCTTTGTGGCCGTGCACGCCGCCCCGCTGCCCGCACTGCACCAGCCGGACGCGTTCGTCTCGGCGAAGGTGCTCTAAGCATGGCCGCCGACGCGCCAGCCCCGCAGGCCCACTATCGGGTCCTGCGGGGCATCGTCCACCACCCAGGCGGGGTGGCGTCTCCGGGAGACATCATCCCGCTGCCGCCCAACGACGGAGATCCGCTGTGTGAGGCGCCCGGTGCGGTCCTGGAGCGGCTGCCCGAGGAGTCTGCGCTGGTCGGGGAGGGCGAAGGCCGGCAGACCGGCGAGCGCCCGGACGACGCCCCGGTCGGCGCGCAGATCGACGGCCCGGGGCCGGAGCCGATCGCCCCGGCCCCCAAGCGCCGCCGCGCGGCCGCGCGATAGATGTACGCCGACGTCGCCGCCTTCCGCGCCCGCTTCGATCGGGAGTCAAACCCGGAGCTCACCCAGCTCACCGGCGGCCCCGGTGCGGACGGCCCCGACGAGGCCCGACTCCTTCAGGCCCTGGGCGAGGCGAGCGGGGAGATGGACGACGCCTTTCGCGCCCGCTACGCCGTGCCCCTGACCGGCTACGGCGCATCCACCGGCGAGCGGCTCGCGCAGGTCTGCTGCGACATCGCACGCTATCGCCTCTGGTCCGATGCAGCCTCCGAGGAGGTCGTGCGCCGCTACGAGCAAGCCTACGCCTGGCTGCGGGATGTTGCGCGCGGACTCATGATCCTGGACGTCCTCGCC